CCGCCGCGGCGATCGGGATCGACATAACAGCCGGCTGCGACATCTGCTGGATGAAGAACGACGGGCTGGTCAGCAGCATGTAGAGCGAGGTCACCGCGGTCATCTTGTCGGCGATCGCGTTCTGCGGAGTCGGCGCCAGTGAGCGCACGTAGCGGGCGATGATCTCCTGCTTGAAGTTCTCGCGCTGTTCGCGACCCTCGGGGTCGCGCTTGCCCTCCGGGCGGGCGGCTTCCTGGTCGAGGTGACGCAGGGTGTCGAGGATCTCGCTGTTCTTGTGAAGCGCGGCGATGAAACGCGCGCTTCCGCGGCCGTGCTGGATGACGCTGCGGACCATGTCGAAGTCGCCGCCGGCGACCTTGAGGCGGGTCATCTCTGCCTTGCGCGAGCTCGTCGACGCCAGGGTGGACAGCATCAGGTCCGAGATCATCTTGTGGAGGGTCGCGCGTTCACGGGCCGAGCCGACCTGCTCGTCGACCATCGTGCGCACGCGCTGAAACGCCCCGAGCATGTCGCGGCCGCCGAACAGCTCCTGGCGAGCCTTGTCGCGGGTGAACACCTCGACATCGGGGCCGTACTGCTTCGTGAGCGCACGCTTCGTGGCCTCGGCCTGTGCGCGACTCTCGACGAAGTCGACGAAGTAGTGGTTCGGGTCGGTCTTGAGATCGTCGAGCGTGTCCATGCGGCCAGCGGCGTGAGCCTCGTCCTCCGCGGCGACGAACTCCGGGGAGCGGGCCACGACGACATAGTTACCGAAGCGCCGGATCGGCGCGTACGGCTCGTTGAGGTTGACGTCGAACAGGCGGTGATACCGCTTCATGTCCGCGGCCAAGCCATCCTTGGCTTCCTGCACAGCCTCGGTGAGCTTGGCGATCGTGCCGGCGGGCTCTCCCGCCTTGCTGGCGGCGTCGAGCCTGTCCTGGGCGGCCTCGATCATCGCCTGATGCTCGCCCTGGACGAACGCCTTGACGGCATCCCAGGTCGCGTGGAGGGTCTCGTGCGGAAGCCGGAACGCGTCCTCGAGGATCTTGCGGGCATCAGCCGGCAGCTCGTTGAAGCGAGCGGCCATCTCGGGGTCGACATCGACCTTCACGGCTGCACCGGTCTGGTCCTTGAGCCAGCTGGGCTCGAACGCCCACTTGCCGCCCATCACCATGTCCTTGACGATGCCGTTCACGGTGTCACCGCCGCGGCCGCGGAGCTTAGCCGAGAGCTTGTCGAAGCGCTCGGTGAGGGCGGCGTACTGCTGCTCGACGCTCTCCTGGATACCGACGCGGTCGTTCAGCAGGCGCTGCAGGGTCTTCGCGGACTTGAGGCCGCTCTTGGCCGCCATCTCGGAGAGCTTGGGGCCGAACGCCATGATCGCGGCGACCTTGGAGCCCTTGCCGCGGAAAGTGTCTGTGACGGCGAGCGCCGCGCCGCGCAGCTCGGACGGAAGTTTCTCGATATTGCGCTCTGCGTCCTTGAGGGCGGCAGTGCGCTCCGCGAGTTGCGGCGTGAAGCCCTCTTCCTCGAGCTGCGTATGCAGTTCCTCAACCGTCGGAGCCCGGTCCATGATCTCCTTGGACACGCGCAGGACCTCGTCCAGTGCACTCGTGTCGTCCGGTCGAAGTCCGAGCACCCGGCGGATCGCGTCGACGATCCGCTGCCACATCGTCTTCTCGGGGCTGTAGGGTACGGTGTTGAGGTATTCTTGCGCCTCGGGGTCGGTCAGTGCCCAGGCCAGCAGCTCGTGTTCGTCATCGAAAGCGTTGTTCTTGCTCTCGAGGAACTGTCGCACGATCGCCGGCATCTCGGCGCCGCTCAGCCCGTTGATGTGTTCGTGGACGCGCGCCAGGACGTTGTTCAGGCCGTCGACGGCGGCCTTCATCTCCGGGGAGGTCGGGAAACCATGCTTGCTCGCCTCAATCGCCACCATCGTTGCGGCGTGGGCGAGCTCGTGCGTGGTCGTAACGTAGTTAGTGCCATGCTCACGATCGAGGAGGATCTCGATCTCTCCGCGGTCCGGGTGCATGATGGTGAGGCCGCGTGAGCCCTCGAAGCCCTCCGGCATCTTGTCTACGATGCGAGGGATGAACTTCCACTTGCCGACGCTTAGGCGGTTGAGGGTCTGGTTGATGTGATCGAGAACTCGCTTGTCCGCCGGACTGGGAGCCGCCTTCTCCAGTTGGCCCTGGACCTCACGCATCGACACGCGCCCCTTGGTGTCCGAAATCAGGGGGAGGGCAGCGTTAAGCCGTTCAGTCTGAGCTGGTTTGGCTGCGTCCCCGAAGATTTTGCCCGCGCGTGCGGTCTTCGCGTCCTCGATCGCCTGGGAGATGACATCGGGCTCAGCCCCGTTTCGCACGAGGTTGTTGAGTTTCAGGCGATCGCCGGCAGTGATCTGCTTAGCCTTGAGGGCCTTGTCGATCGACTTGGACAGGTCGCCCAGACGACGGGCCTTATCCAGGCCCTCAGGCTCCGTGCGGGCCGGTTCGGGGGCTTTTTCGGCGGGTTTCGCTTCCTTAACTTGTTTAGACGCCTCCTGGGCTCGTTCAGGACGAGCCTCCGCACTCTCGGACGGCCGCTTGGACTGTACGGGGGGCGTTTTCCGGGGTTTCTTGGCTGCCTCGACACGCTGGCGTACCTCGGCGCGTTTCTCGGCCTTCGGCTCGGGGCGCGGCTCAGCCAGGCGCATGGCCTCAGCTTCGGTCAGCACCGGCTCCAGGCGACTGCGCTTGAGGCGAGCGATGAAGTACTTGGTTGGGTTGCGCAGGTTCGGCTTGCTCAGTGCCTCGTCGAGGAGCGCCGCGCGCGCCTCGTCGGGCGCCATCGCTCCACGCTCACGTATTGCCGGTGCGCTTGCTTCTGGCGGCGGGGCCTGTTCGCCGACTTCCACCGCGCCCTGGTCCTTGGCCACGCCCTCCTGCGCCATGGCGTCCAGGGACTTGGTCCGATACTCGTCAGCGATCTCCTGCGCGGCGTCGAGGACCCGGGTACGGGTCTCGATCGTCTCCGGCTTGATGCTGGCGTGCTCGAGCTCCTGGCGCTGGTCGATGATGTAGCCCTCGAGCGCCGGCACGTTGTCGTTCGCCAGGTGCTTGGTGACCGCGGTGAACACCTTGTAGACGTACGGGTCACGCGGTCGAGGCGTGTCCATCGACGTACCGGTCATCTTCTTGGCGACCGCGGCCTCGCCGACCGAGCCCTGGAGGCGCTGGAGAATCTCCTTGGGGCCGAACTCAGTCCGCACGGTAGCAGTGGGTGTGCGATCGAACAGGCCAGGCTGGGATGCATCCGGCAACTGCGTTGCAGGCTGACCCGCCAGCTGCGCCGCGGGAGCCTCGGGCACCGGCATGTCCGGATGGGTATCGAAGAGGTTGCCCTGGGCACCTTCCTGAGCGCCGTAGAACGCGGCGCGGCGGACCTCGTTCGGGTCCGGCGGCATGTTCGTGAGCATGTCCGGCTGCTGGTCGGCAGATGCGGCTTGCTGGCGGAGGCGCTGGTCCTCGTAGGCGCGTACTTCCGGCGTGTAGTGCTGCTGGTCGAACGCTCCGAGTGCGTCTTGGGCGGTGTAGAAGCCCTGAGTGTCGCCCTGTCGCGCGGCCTGAGCCACAGACTGGGTGAGCTGAGAGCGATGCGCCAGGAGATCATCGAGATCTGCGCGGGCGGCGGTGACGTCGGTCGACGGACGTGGGGGCGGCGGCCCGTGCATCGTCGGGTTCTGCTCCGGCTCCATCCCCTCGAAGAGGTCGCGGCGGGGCGTGTCCTCACTGGCCGTGCGCAGGAGATCCGCGGGACGGCCGGACTGGACATTCTCCTCGACGGTCGGCCGCTGCGAGAATACCCGCGAGTTCATATCGCGGATCGCGGACGGGATCAGGGCTCGCGTCGGCGCCATGACAGCCCGGCCGAGGGCGGTTTCTTTCTGGCCTAGCAGCCCCATACCGGCCTGCAACGCCACCGCGGTGGGGTCGATCTCACCGGTGTGATAGTACTCGAAGCCGGCTTCCTGCCCGCCCGCTACCGCGGCGTTGACCCCGGCGTTGATACGAGCGGCTCGGATCGCGGCTGCGGCCTCCGGTGTGGCCGCATTGCCGACCCTGCCCAGGGCCGCCAGGCTGGGGCGGAACGCGAGCAAGTTCGGGGCCACCTCACCGACCATCGAGGCATACGGATGCTCGGCGGTATCGGCCTGCACCTGCTCTGGCGACTGGCCAAGAGCGGAGGCTACGGCGGGATGGTCCGCGAATGCCTGCTGCTGGAGCTGTGACGCCTTATAGGCGGCGTAAAGGCCAGCTCCAGCCCCGCCGACAAGGGCGCCGGCGGCGGTCCCGATCGGGCCAGCGACAGAACCGATCGCTCCGCCGATCTCGGCGCCAGGGGCGGCGGCGGCGAGACCGGCTGCGGCGGGGGCGGCGCCGCGGACGAACCCGCGGCCGAGTGCGCCCATGGTCGAACTGTCGTCCGGCTGCTGTCCTTGATCCTGCGGCAGGCCATAGCGCTCCGCGGCCATGGCGTACGCCTGCTCGATCGATGTCCCGTCGTCGAAGACGCCGACACCCACTCCGGGGATGAAATACCTGACGGGCATTAGCCGCCCTTTTGCAGTGACTTAAGTCGCAGTAGTGCTTGTTCCGGCGTCATCCGGTAGAGCCGCTGAAAGGCCTCGCGCTGACGCTGGCCAACAAGTCCACCGAGACGCATGACGCCCTGGGCTGCCTGGGCGATCTGGGTTTCGCGGTTGACGAACGCCTCGAGATCGGCCTGTGTCTTGAACTTGCCCTCCGGCACGAAGATCTTCATCGGGCCGAACTCCCGCGTATCTGCTGGCGACGGCGTCGGCAGGGCGGAGCGCTGAGCCGTTTTCGCTGGCTGGGCCGCTGGTTTCACTGGAGCCTTGGCCGCGGTGGCGGGACGCTTGGCCGAGCTCTGGAAGTCCACCTCGGGCATGCCGGTCGGCTGGCCGTAGATGCTCATCGCCTGGGTCTGGGCGTTCATGAGGTTCTGATTGAACTCAGCGGTGCCGGGCGGGGCCGTGTTGTTCTCCGTCATCCACTTGGCCACATAGGCGGCCATTTGGGTCTGCTGAGCCTTGGTCCGCGCAGCCTGATCCTTCGGAGAAGGCGGCAGCCCACCATTAGCCAAGCCGGCCCACGCGCCGTATCCTTGGTCAGCATGAACGGCGCGGCCGAGGGCGATCTGGTGGTCCTGGTCGAACGGCTGGTTCTTCCAGTCCTTGCCGAACAGCTTGGGGGCGTATTTCGAGATGTTCTCGCTGGTGAGCTGCAGCCCGCCCGCGGCCGGGTAGGTCTTCTTGCCGTCAGAGCCGGGAACCACCCGCGGCGTCTGGCTGCGCTGCCAGCCAACGACATCGCCCAGGCTCATCTTGGAGAGAGGACTGGGGGGCGCCTTGAACGGTCCGCCAGAGGTTCCGTCTGGGCTGCCGTAGTAAGCGTCCCAGTTAGCGGTTCCTTCCGCCCCCATGATGGCCGGGACGTTAGCGTCGAACGGCGCATCCGGGTCGATGCCGGTCTCATAGTAGGTCTTGGCTCGCCCCTGGCGCGATTCGGAGCTGTAGTAGCCCGCCTGTGCGCCCTCGAGGGTACGCTGCGAGACAGCGTTCGGGTGGACTTCCTGAGCCTGGGCATCGGTAAGGGCGGTCTGGGACCGCTTATAGATGTTGTCGGCGACCTGCGACGCGAGCGCCGAGTTATCGAGGATATGCTGCCGCATCGCATCTGGCGAGGCATAGGACGCGGCCTCGAGGAAGATCTTGTCGACCGCGGTCAGCCCGGTCTTCGGGTCCACTGCCGGAATCTTGTCCGTGCTGAACAGCTGGTCACCGTGCTGCGTGGTGACGTAGTGGTTGACGGTGATGCTGCCGTCCTTGCCGATGTCAAAGTCAGCTTTGCCCAGGTCGGGCATCAGACCTGCGTAGGCATCCTTCAACATCGTGAGACCCTTGGCCGGGTCCACTGCGGCAACGCGCTTCGCCTGCATCACAGCCGCGCCGTACTTGGCCGACTGGTTCTCGATGTTGCCCTTCTCGATCGCCTGAGCCGATTGCTCCAGCTGCGCCCCAACGACCGGGTCAAACGACGACATCGCGCCGGCGAGAGCCCGGACACGGTCGGGACCGTCGAGTGCCTTTATGCGCTTACTAGGCGCATACATCACCTGGCCGTTCACCATCACCGGGTGGTAGTCGGAAGCGCTGAGCGCAGGAGTTTCTGGCGGTAGAGCGCTTGGCGTAGGCATCGCAGCCTGCGGGGCGGGCGGCGGAACAGCTGCGTCTGGAGAAGGAGCTGGCGTGGGGGCTACGTCCGGCACCGGGAGCGCAGCCTGCTTGGGCGCCTTCTTGCCTTTGGGCGCAGACATCTCCTTGTAGGCATCGGGGCTCAGCAGCCCGTTCGTATCGTTCGGGTTGTCGAGCGTGTTCGTGGCGGCCTGTAGCGCGGTGCGCTGCTGGTCGATGCGGTCCCACTCGGCCTTCTGGTGCTCGAACTCCTCCTGCTGGCGGCGCTGGTCCGCCATCTCGCTGGCAATGCGAGCGCCCTGACTAAACCCGCCTGCGAACCCGCCGAAAAAGTTAGCCATGTCTAGTAGACCTTCGAGTTGTCGACATACAGGAGGCCGTCCTCATCCGCCGACACGGCTTCGGGGATGATCGGCGCAACCTGCTGCGCGATGACGCCGATGTAGTCGCCGGGCTTATCCGGCTCGAACTCGGGCTTGTAGCGGAAGCGGACAACCTCGACGCCCGACGGAAGGACGCCGATGACACGGACGTCTTCCTTGGCGCGCGCGTCGGACATGCCAAAGCCCGGGATAAAGCTCGCGCCGATGCCCGCGGCCGTGCCGAGGAACTGGCCGATGCCGCTCGGCTGAGAGTTGATCTGGGCCTGCGCAGCGATGTCGGACGAGCCCAGGCGCGCGTAGTTGTCCATGATGTTGCCGTAGCCGCTGAGCGCGGTCTGGTAGCCCTGCATGACGCCCTGGCCGGCCTGCGCACCCGTCGCGAGCGCCTGGTTCGCCACTCCGAACGCTCCCGCCGCATTGCTGGCGGCGCCGGCGCCGAACTGGAGGATTCCCGACTGGCCGCCGCGGCCGAAGTTGGCGGCGTCGGACGTTAGCTGCATGCCGAGGGTTCGCGCAGCGTTACGCGCCCGGTTCATCGCGTTAGCTTGTGCGGCCGCGCCCATGACCGCGCGATCACTTGCGGCGGCAATGGCCGCTGGCGACGTCGGGTCGATTCCCATGGCCGCCATGCGGCGGTCCATCTGCCCCTGCTGGGCCTGTTGCGCCGTCGCAAAGTCGCCCTTCGCGAGCTCGGCCTGGCGTTCAAACTCCTGGGGCTCGGAGTACTGCGAGACCATGTCGTAGTAGCGGTTCTCTGCCGGGATGCCGTACTGCTTGTAGCGGTTGAGCGCGAGCTGCATCTGGCTCGTGTTGACATCGTAGAGCGCGCCTAGCTTCTGCTGGGCCGCAGCAGACGCGTCGGCTTGTTGCTTCAACAGCGGCGAGATGGTGTTGGTGAAGTAGGACTCCGAAAACTGCTCGGCGCGCGCAGCGGTCGCTGCCGACGATGCGGCCGCGGCACTGATCTGGGGATCGTAGGTCGAGCCGCTGGAACTGCTGCCCTTTCCGCCGCCGCAAATGTCTTTAAACATGGCGGCAGTCCTCGCGATGCATCACGTAAAGAATGACGTCCTGGCCATCCTGGCCGGCGCCTTTGAGGACAGCTTCCTCCTTGAACCCCACGTGTTCGTCGAAGCGGCGGGAAGCGAAGTTGTTGACTTCGACCCAGCCGGTCATGCGCCGGGCCCCGAGCTGGACGAACGGGTAGTGCATCGTCCAGTAGAGGAAGTCGCGGGTTAGCCAGCGCTTCCCGGGCTCCGCTGCGACATGTACGAAGACGTTCGAGCCGTTAAAGTCCTGGTACAGCACGGCAGCGATGATCTCGCCGTCGCGCTTCTGCACGATGGCCTTCTGCCACTCGGACCGGTAGACCTTGAAAAAGCGGTTGATGAACTCAAACCCGCCCTCGTTGTCGCACTCGACCGAGAACCTGGGCTGGTGCACCGCCGACAGCTGCTGATCTGACTGCATCATCCTCACGAAAGCCTATCTATGACTTTGTTGAGCGCGATGATGACGTCTGCCAGGGTGGCGCTGTCTTCTACGGGCGTTAGCCGTACTTTACGGCCTCGCTTTCCTGTTAGCAACTCAATATTCTCTTTCATCGCGAGCAGCGCCTCTCGGGTGCTCGGATCTGACATGGGTGGGATGTGGGGAATCGCGGGACCGCTCACTGGCGCAGCTCCAGAACAGTCGTCGCCACCTGCACCGATCGCACGTTGAGATTGCCGACCAGGCGAATCTCGATGTCGCGGCTCTTGAACGGGGGGATGCGCACCGGGTCGAACGAAGTCAGCGTGAGCGCTGCGTGGAGGTCACCATCGCCATAGAGATAGACCTGGGCGGAGCGAGCGGAGGCAGCTGGTGGGACGTTCAGGAGGATGCTGCCGTTCACATCATAGAGGTCGAGCACGGTCCTGTTCAGCTCACCGCCCGGGTCACCGACATGCGCCTGGTTGTACGCGAGGATCTCTGCGACCTGCTGCTGGTACGCCGCGGCGAGCGTCGCCTGGTTATAGTCGCCGTCGAGCTTGAGGACGGAGAACGTAGTTGCCTGGGGAAATACGAAGCGCTTGGACTTCCACTCGTAGTAGAGCGGGTTGTTCTCGTCGGCGTCGAACTTGTAGACCTTGTTGTCGGCTGCGCTGCAGTAATAAAGGTCGCCGGTCTTCGTATCCGTGTGGAGAGCCGTCGCGAGCAGGTCAATTCTGGACAGCGCCGGCACGTCGTCAGGGCTGAGCACGAACGAGGTCGAGTCCGACGCGTAAGCTCCGAGATACTTGCCGTCGAACGTCGCGGCGATGATCGTTCCCGGGACAACCTGCTGCCATTCATCCCGTCGGAACAGGCTATTGGTAACCAGCGAACGCTGCTGGAATCCTACGGCCATGAGCCCGTTAGGGCTGGCGTAAAGTGCTCCGCCATCGAGCGCAACGATCGAGCGCTTGGAGACGCACGGCTCGAGCATGGGGACACGCTCGACTGACATATCGCCTGGCGTGCCGCCGTTGATGATGTACGGGAACCGCTCCGTCATCACCGCCACCGAAGTACCGAACACGGCCAAGCCGACAACCTTGTGAGGAACGTTGAGCGCGTAGTCGAGCGGCCACGCGTGCGGGAAGAACGGCTCCGAGAAATATACGGTGTTGCCGGAGAACCCGGCTAGGGTGCCTGAGGGCAGCGACACCAGCCCAGCCAGGTCGCTGGGGGGCGGCAGCCAGCCGATCGTGCCCAGGGCCTCGCCGAGCTGTGCCGCTGTGCGCAAGTCCGGGTAAGTGCTCGAGCTGTACGCTACGCCGTTGGTGGAAGTTCCCGAGGCGACCACGACGCCTGTAGCCGCGGTGACAGGGATCTGATCTACGAACTCATAGCTGTCGGTGGTGGCGCCCGTAACCGACCGGTAAATACGGATAGCTGTGATGTTGTAGTTGGTCGTCGGGGCGGTCGAGAACCCGCTAATGTTGACTGTGTCGCCGCTGTATAGGGTGATGATCCCGCTCGCAGGCGAGGGCGCGCTCTCTTCCGTTATCGAGCCAAACGTCGAGACGTATGTGTACACGTACACACGGTTCTCGGCGTAGGTGAACACCTTGACTCCGGAGCCTGTCGTCGTGGCGGCGACCGAGCTGGTTGCATTCTCGGAGGTTCCGAGCTCGAAGGTATGCGTCGTGTGGTTGCGAACCTTGTACTTCTTGCCGGCGGTAATCCCCGTCGGCATCGTGGTCGCGTTAAACACGACCTCCTGGCCGTCAGCGAACCCGTGGTCGTTCAGTGTAACCACCGCCGGGGTCGCCGCGGTGACGGTGACAGCAGAGCCTGCTGAGACCACGGTCGTCGTGGGGGCGGCCGCCGGGGCCGGAACGCCCATGTTCCGCCATCCACGCGGGTACGCGCCAGTGCCAGTGCTTACCAGGGTCTCGTTGGTCTTCTTCGGGACGCCGTCGCCTGTGTAGTAGAGTCGGTAGTCCGTCGTGTCGGTGGTCGGCGAGGTGACCACGTCGACGTCGTTGGTCCAGGTCAGGGTGTACGGCGAGGGCGTGCTTGCATAGTAGCGATAGATCGCCTTCACGCCGGAGATCGGCGGGGTGTATGACAGCAGCGGACCGCGCCAATACCGCAGCTCGCGGCTGTACAGCTTGACGTTATCCGCGATCTGGGCCTGGTTGTCCCCCAGCATGGTCGGCGAGGCGCGAGGGACGATGCCGTCGAACCCCATAATCTTGAGCTGCGGCATGGCCGATCACCTGAAATTGCGTTTGCGGTTTTTCGACGCCGAAATCACTCGCAGGTTCTTCGCTCCGTTGCCCGCGCCGACGCGGTGGATATGGTCGACGTCCTTGCCGTCGCCCTTCTTGACCTTGCCGGCCTTCATCATCTTGTAGCGCGCGCGATTACGCGCCTCGCGCTTCTTAATCTGCGCCGGCTTCTTCTGGTACTTCGCCTGGGCGCGCAGCTGCGCGTCGGACGTCTTGCTCACTTCTTCCGCAGCTTTTTCAAGGTCTGGGCAAATCGCGCTTCCTTACCGAGACGGCCCGGTGCCTTGGCGGCCCGGGCAATCTTGGCGGCAGGGATTTTCTTGCCCTGAGGGACACCCAGCGCACTATGCAAAGCGCCGGGGCGCTTGATCGCTTTCTGGATGAACTTCTTGGCCATTAGGCCTTGACCTTGCCACCGTACGGGCCGTTGATCTGCGACGACTTCGCGCCTTGGCCGGCCGGAACCGGAACCTTCGGTGCAGTCATGTTCGCCGGCTCGGCGCCGCCGCCGTGATCCGGACGGTCCGTGAGTGCCAGGTGGTCGACGGGCTTGAGCTGCTTCGCCTGACCGATCATATTCGCCATGTTAGCTAGTCCTTTCTCGATAACATAATAACACGCTTCACAGCTTGCCACCACCTTGGAAGTATGACAGCGGGTGTCCGCCGGTGTACTGGAAGTGCGGCAATTCCTTGAATGTGCGCCAGCGGCCGGCCCACTCGAGGCCAACGCTCTCGCCGATGTTACCGATCCGCTGCCACAGCATCTCGTCGGCGCCGGTGGCGCCCCAGACAGGCTTACCTGCCCGCAGGGGGACAACATCGAACGCCAGGTGGTAGTTGTGGAAGGACTGGCCGGCCTTTGCGTTAGTGACTTTCTTGACGCGTACGCCATGTTCCCACAGCATCGTGCGACCACGGGCATAGAGCGCGTCTTGCTCCTCGAAGCTGCGGTAGGTGCAGGTCACCAGGATGTCGATTCCCTCGGCGGCACACTTGGTGAGGAAAAGCCGCGCCATCGTCGCGACCTTTGGGTCAAGGTCTTCCAGCTTACGGCTGCACATGTGTTAGCCTTTCGACGCGATAAGGGTGTAGATCTTGTCGAGGAGCTCGTGGATGCGCCCCAGGTCGACCCGGTAGTCATCCTTCTGGACGTAATCCTTCGGGATCTCCTCTCGCAGGGAGGAGAGGTCTTTCTTGAGCTCGCGCACGGCGTCCCACAGCTGCCGAGCCAACCAGCCAAGCAGCGCTGCCATGACGCCGGCCCCGATATTAAACGCGGTCTGGAAGTCCATCGACCTGTACCTCTTCAATCGGTGGGGTGATTGTGGGCCCGATCTCGACGCACGGAGCGACGCGATAGGCTACCTTGGCGGGGGCGCCGGGATCAGTGATGGCTTGGGTCTCAATGAGCAGGGGCTGCGTGGCATCGCCAGCGTGTTCGAGCATCAGGAACGCCATGAGCCCTGCTGCAAGGAACGCGAGGGCACGGCCGGTCATTTCCCGTCCCTCGCGCGCCGGAGCGAGTAGTCGACCAAGGCGAACCAGAGGATAGCTCCGGTGATTTTGGCCCAGCTAGGGAGATCCCCGCCCAGCTCGGTCACTGCCTGTGGATATGCGATGTTGAGCAACACGACGCCGCCGAACAAGGACGCGGCAATCCCGTTGAGGGCTCGCAGAAGCCCGAGCCACACGGCGGAGTGGCGGAGACGGTCGAGAACGGAACGCAAGCTCATTTCTGCTGCTCTGCGGCTTCACGCTGCTGTTGGTCGGCTGCTCGCCAGCCCTTCACCTCGTTGAGGTTGAGGTCGTGCTGTTCGGCCCAGGCGACGGCGTCATCGAATGGCATCGCGATGAGGTTGGCCCCTCCTCCTGCAGGCACTTGATCCACGGCAGCATCGGCGGGCCGAGGGGGCGAGACGTGTCGACTGGTGGAGGTGGCGGCAGTAGCGGTACAGGCAGCTTTTCCCGGCCCGCGCACGCGCAGGTCGTTAGCAAGAGCAATGCTAGTACGGTTAGCCTCATCGGTCTGTTTCCTGATCTTGGCGGCCCGGTCGTTCGCGCGCTTCGCGAGCGCTTGAGCCTGTTGCGTAATTTTTGCGTACGCGCGGTCTTCGCCGCGCTTCTCTGCCGCGGCGATCGCCTTGTGCGCGACATGCTGGTGCCAAGCCACAAGCGCGAGCGCGAGGAGCGCGGCGACCAGCCCTAGCCAGACCTGGCGAGGGATCTTCTTCGCCGTGTCGGCCAGCATGGGCCACAGCGTCAGTCGGAGGAACGCCAGCATGCTCGTTACCCTGTACCGAACGCGGTCAGGTTGATCGTCCACGTGTTGCTGCCGCTGGTTAGCGTAATGGTCACGGAGCGATCGCTGAGACCCTGAGTGACGGTGAACGTGATCTGAGTCCCCGATCCGCCGCTCGACGGAGTAGAAGACAAGAACGTGGTTTGCCCCGTGGCACTCCAGGTCCAGGTTACCGACGAGGAATTACTGACCGTGAACGTCGCTGGGCCGGAGCTGTTGTTATTGGCCGAGTAAGTGCCTGGTGCCGGGCTGAACGACGAGCTGCCGCCCGAGCCAGTCGCGGTGAGGTTGATCGTCCAGGTCTTTCCGTTGCTGGTCAGTGTGACCGTGGTCGAGCGCGTCGTCGTACCCTGGGCGAGCGTGAAGGTGATGGAAGCCGCAGAGGAGCCGCTGGCACGGTTGGAGGTAAGGCCCGTGCTAGATGTCGCGCTCCAGGTCCAAACAACAGGATCGCTGGCCGTGACGGTGAAGGTGGCCCCAACTCCGCCGGTGCCATTGTCAGTGCGCGAATAGGTACCGGCGTTGGGGGAGAACGTAAGGGTGCCGCCGCCGCTTCCGCCTTTGCCGGTGTTGTTAGCCATTCGTAGGATGACGATGGGCTTCATAATATTACAGCTGCGCCACGGAGACGGCATCCCACTTCGTCTCTGCTGCGTTGTAGATTAGGCCCACGTACACGACCTTGTTGGCAGTAGTGGCAGTGGGAAGGTTAACCCCGACTCCGCGGTATTGGGTGCCCCAGTTCAGCGTGCGAGTACTGCCGTTATCTTTGATCCGGATCACGAGGCCGTACATGTCGACCGCGGTTCCAGTCGGGTTGTTGATGGTGAGCGCCCCTGCTTGAGCGGTTACAACCACGAAATCGTCGGAAAACGTCGGGGTAATGCTGGCCGCTGTCGTAACCGTCTGCCCCGCCGGATTTTTGGCAGCGGCGCCCACAGTACTGTAGTCGACGGTCCGGGCCGCAGACCCATCAAAAGTGGTGCCCGGCGTCGCGCCGCCCGTTGCAGCAAATGTTACGGCGTGGGCGACACTGTCGGCGACGTTGCCGCCGCTGTCGGCAAACGCCACCTGATGGGTAACACCGCCGATACATACGAACATGCCGGCAGAGGTGGACCAGGCGTCGCCGTTAACCGGGCTCGTCGGAGCAGTCCCGGCCGGCAAGTTGAAGCCGGCGGATGCGGTCGTTGGAGTGGCGGTTACAAGTTTGCCCTGCAGGGTCCCGCCCGTGTCTTTGTCGAGCTTGTTCGCCAAGCCCGCGGCCGTCACCCGCAGAGAGACAGAATCGCCGGACGCGTAGGCCCTGGCAGTTGTTCCTTCCTGGGCCCGAACGATCGTCATCGTGTCGACGGTCCGAGCCGTTACCTTGACGATCTCGAGGTTGTTGGAAGCGTCCGACAGCGTGACGTAAAAATAATCGCTGCCCGTGATGGCGGGAAATAGCGCACCGGTGCCTGAGGCTACACTAAGGCTGGTCGCGCCTGAGGTGATCGAGGCCGACAGGGTTGTGGTCGCATTATTGCTGTAGAGTACGGCCACGAATTAGCTCCAAAGTGCAGGCTATGCGCCTCTCAAGATTAGTGGATGCGCGTTAGCAGGTCTAGGCAAATCTGTTAGCTTATCAGAAAAAGCCAACGGGTCGAACGCGTGAAATCCCCCTGCCCATGCTGCGAGCGCGGTCGCGGGCAGCATCGGCGATGCCCCGGTTGAAGGCCAGGCGGCTCTTGATCGCAGCTGTGGGGTCAGAGAACGGCTGTCCGGCGATATCGTATAGGCGAGCGCGGGCGCCGGCGGCGACTGTCTCGAGCCAACGATCGTAGATGATCGAATCCACTCCCGCACTCTCCCGAGTGGGGCGCAGCGCGATAATCAAGCTCAGAGTGCCGTCAGCCGCGTCTTCCTGGGGGGTCGGAACTACCATCACGATGTCGGGGGTGATGTGCGTAACATACCGCGGACTTCCGGTAGCATTTCGCCAGTCTGGGCCGAACAGCGAGCGCAACTGGTCGTCGCTGCGTGGAGACAGGCTGGCGTCATTGTACCAGGCGTCCATAACGCGCGCGCACAGGGTGCCATCGGGCGGCACCAGGGCATAGCGTGACCCAAGCGCGGTGGTAACGATCGGGTCATGCTCAAAGAGCCACCACAGCGACCGCTCACAGAACTCAATGCAAGCGTTCCTGACGGCATTGTTCGCCGTCAGTTCGGGGCAGTTCTGGACGAACGGCAGCACCTCCGGCAGAAAGTCATCCCACAGCCGGATCACGACGCGGCTCCCTTCACGTCAGGGTTGAATGGGGTGAGCTGCAGGTTGGGGTTCGACTCCTTCTGGGCGCTCTCGCTCTGGCCGAAGAAGGCCATGAACAGCTGCAAGTACATCTGGGCCTGGGCCATCCCGGCCCCGAAGTCAGAGTCCTTCTGGTAGGCCCGGAATAGGACGTAGTCGACCAGCGGCGTGAGGTAGAGATCCTTAAGCGGGATCGTGTCGGTCGTTGCCGCAAGCTCGGTTGGCTGAACGGCGTAGCTCAGCTGGACAAAGCCCGCCCCGTCATTCGGCGGGTAGACGTAGAAGATATCCGGCTCCTGCGGGTCGAAGACATAATTTGTCACGGCGGACGAGGGGGTGGCGGTGTGCCAGTCGGGGTTCTGCGCGTCGAGTAGCTCGCGATCGGTGATGCGTACGGCGCGGCCGGGCTGAGAGCCATCGCTGTTGCAGTTGCGGACAACCGAGAACAGCATGTAGCCGTTCGCCGGGATCGCCTGCTTGGTGCCCTGGACGAGCGCCTGGATGGCCGTGGAGCTCGCGGCGCTTGGAACAATGCCCACAACGGTGCGGAGGCCGTCTGACAGCCACTTGAGAAGCTCGGTGTCGGTCCAGCGCTGAACCGCGTTAATGTCGATCAGCTGGGTCCGGACGCGGTCGAGGATCATTTGCGCAGTTATTGCCACGGCGTCCTCGCAGTTAGTTGGAGGGGAGCCGTGGTTAGGCTCCCCTCGTACTCGTTAGGCGTACTGAACGAGCGCCAGCGCTTCCGGCTTGATCGTCGCGAAGCCGAAGACGTTGAGGCCGCGCACCAGCTGACCGAAGTCGCCGGGGTTCGGCAGGCTCTCGACCTTCGCGATCTGCGAGGCGAAGGTGAGCGCCGACTTGTGGCCGGCGATCATGCACTTGCGCGCCACAGCGCTGGTGTTGGTCGTGCCGTCGAAGTTCTGGCCGGACGACGCAGTCGGCAGGAGGTTCGACACGTAGACCGTGAAGCGGTCGATCGTGCCGATCTTGCCGTTCCGCAGAATACTCTGCGGGTCGCCGGTCAGGTACGCTTGCTGGAGGTTCGAGCCCATCAGCAGGTTACGGACCTGCGGGCTGAACACCAGGAAGCGATCCGTATCCGGCACGTTCTGCTCGTCCAGGACCGACGCCGCGGCCGTGATAACGGACACGATGTTCGCCGAGGTCAGGGTGAGCGCGGCACCGGTGTCCGAGGCCGCGGACGCGCCTGCGCCGCCGAGGTTGAACGAGCTCGACTTCGCGCCGGCAGTCAGGCCGCGGTTGGCCGCGACTGCGGTGCCGACCGAGTTCTTGAGCACGGTCGTGTCGATCGCGATCGCCATCTGCTTGGCTGCATCGCTGGTGAACATGTCCATCAGCTTCGGCTGCGACTGGTATTCGATGACGTCGGAGACGTTGACACCGAAGTACTTGGCGTAGCTGATCTGCAGCTCGACCTTCGAGGGCGCCGGAACCTCGTAGCTGAGGGTCTGGCCGACCTGGTAGTCGTTGATGGTCACCGACGGGATGTTGTTGATAACAACCTTGTCACCGATGTTCTTGATGTCGCCTTCGTAGTTCGTATTAGCGATCTCACCGAAGACGGTGGTCGCATAGAACTTGACGTTCAGCTTCCCGGACCAGATGGTCGGGATGAAGACGCCAGAGGCGGCCGGGGAGGTGTTGAAGGCGCCAGCGGACGAAAAACCGCCCGAAGTACCTGAACCTGAAATCGAAATTGCCATTGAAAGCTCCTGTGGGGGTCTCTGCGATCCCGCAGGAGCTCAGGGATTTGGTCCTTACCGGACGCGGCCCTCCGCTACTGCGGCATCAATTTCTGCTTCGATCCGCACCTGCTCGGCCTCGCTGCCCTTGAACTTCCCCTTGGCGGCATCGCGATAGAACTGGTCGATCTCTGCGGATGACCAGACCTTCGTCGCTGCTGCGGGCGGGGTTCTCGTGGTCGACTTGGACGTGCCGGGTGCGACTTGACGCTCGAGATCGCGGTTGCGCTGCGGTTCTGGCGGCGGAGCCGTTAGCTGCTTGTAGGTGTCGAACAATGCGGCCGTGCGGTGGACGTCGAACGAGGCAAAGGCGTTATTCAGATAGTCCTGCCGTGTTAGCCCGCTGAGCGGATCTTCGGCGGCAAGCCAGTTCAGAAAGCCCTCGTCGAGATTTATCGCCTCGTAGTCCGGCACGAGCCGGCCCAGTTCGGTGTAGAAAGCTCGACGATCGTTCGACGACTGACGCTCGGTAACACCGCTCAACTGCTCGCGCAGCGTCGCGTTCTCCGCTTTCAGATCAGCCATCTCGGTGCCGACCATTTCCGCAGCGACCTCACGGGCCTTGCGGTCGATCAAACCAACGAGATCGCTTCCGAAAGTCTCAACGTCTTCGTCTGTGACCAGCTTCTGCGGGGCTTCGGGCGGGGCCTTGGTCTTCGCTTCCATGGAGGCGATCAGGGTGCGCTGGTCGGCTAGCTGACGGGTCAGCTCCCGGACCTCCGCGGCGAGACGTGGCACTTCGGCCTTGTACTTGCCGTCGAGGGTCTTGTAGCGCCGCTCCCAGGTCGCATCCTCCTCTGGAGGAGTGACTTCGGGTATCTCGGCCACCGGCTCCTCTGCCGGGATCTCTTCCGGCTCAGGGGCTGGTTGTTCCTCAACTTGTTCAGGTTCGGCTTCGATGACTTCGGCCCCTGGTTCCTGCTCGTAGAGCTGTTTTTCCAGGGCATCGGCCTCTTCGGCCAACTTCTGAACTTGCTTCGGTAGACTCATGGTCTGCTCCTGCTCCGACTACGTACTTGCGGGACCTGTGGTGGGGTGACCCTCGCGACGTCTCACGGTCTGCGGGTGGGATGAAGCTACAGAGATGAATCTCTTAGCTTTTCCAGCAGCGCCGGCGCCTCGCGCGCCGCCGCCTGGAGTTCCTGGAGGATCTGGGCTCGTCCTTGCATCTGGTGGAGTTTCACGGGGTCGTGGCTCAGAACCAGATGCTGGTGGGTGGCCTCAAGCTCCTTATCCAGCATTTTGCTGAACTCGGCCCAGTCTGGCAGCGCTCCGAGCCGGGTGAGGGCTTTGACCGCTGCACGGTCAGGTTTCGTTAGCATGTCTATAAAATAGGTGTGAGCATGTTAGCAGGTCAAGCGAAATAGTATTCCGCTTCTTCATATTTAGCCGACGGGGGATCACCTGGAGGTTATGCGGCACGTGCAGACCGCACACGAGCGGGTGATGCAGGGGGATGATGTGGTCGACGTGGTGCGGCTCTCCGGACACGCGCGTGAGCTCGCGCGCGCGAGCATAGAGCTGAGTGATCTCCCGCCTCATCTCTTGCGTCAGCGTGGCCGATCGGCGACGCTTATTGGCGCGGTAGGCAGCGCACTCCGCCCGTTTCTTGTGGGGGTTTTCTGCCCGCCATCGCCGCGATGCTTCCCGCTTGCGGTGCCCGTGCCGGCTATACCACCGGGTCCGTACGTCCTTCATGTAGGCCGCGTGGCAGTCGTGGCACCGGGGGCGGCGGCGAGTGCCGGTGTGAATCGGGAAGTTCTCCGGCGGCTGCGCTTCGCCGCACCCTCGACAGGTCTTCACTGGGCCGGAGGCGTGAAGTTGTCTGTCTGGGCGGCGCCGTCCATCAGTTCCTGGCCAGATCCCTGCTGCCTGGCCGGTGGGGCCGGGAGACCAGGCTTGCCGCCCTGCTGAGCCATCTGGTTCATGAGCAGCTTCTGCTGGAGGATCGGCATCGGAGGTACGATCTTGTCGGGATTCATATCGAGGTTCTTGGCGGCCTCACGCAGCAGCTCTGCGCGGCCATTCACGCCGACGATCTGCAGGTCGATCGGGTTCGCGGTGGCCTGCAGGAACTCGTTCCGGCGGACCTGGGCGGTGTCCTTGTTGACCAGGCTGGCTGCGCCGCGGGCCACAATCTGGACGTCGCCCTTGAGCTCGGGGTCGTCGCTGTAGATCATGTTGTGGTTGTAGAGCCGCTCGATCAGGGGGGTCATAACCCGCGTGTCGACGTTAGCGACTACCTGTTTGATCGCCTTGCTCGCGTTGCCCATCAGCATCGACAGACCGCTCGCTGTGCGACCGACGCCGGCGGTAGGTGAGCCAGCCATGTACCGGGGCAGGCCCGAGTACTCGTCTGCCATCTGGTTGAATTTCTCGAAGATCGCCATGAGCTCGGCCACGCGGCTGTCCGGCTGGTAGAACTCGATCGGCTTGGCCGACGTCCCGGTTGGATCGTTGGTCAGCTGCCAGATCCGCCACGGGGTCAGGGTGGTGAGCTCCTCGCCAGGCGCCAGGCGGTCTACATTGATCGCCACCTGGGGGCCGGAGGCGATGCCCATGTTGTTCACGATCGCTCGAGCAGATGCGTTGCACATCTGCTGCGGGTCGCGGATCAGGTCGGCGACCGAGTTGCCCCAGAACGACCCCGGGATCTCCTCGTAGGATGTCTTGTAGTACGGCTTACGGCACAGGGGGTCGTAGTTAAGCACCGCCTTGATGACGGTATCTCCGACCAGCCAGGCCTCGACGTGATACTCCTTGGCCTGGTCCGGCACTTCCTTATCGTCCAGGCCCCACTCGACCAGCATTTTGCCGGACACGGGGCCCCAGAACTGCAGCGCATCGATCAGGCCGTCAGTATTCGCCATGATCTGGCTGGTCGACTTGCCCTCGGCGTCCGCGATCGCGCTGTCGTTCGCCTGCATCTCGGCCAGGCCGGCATCGCCGTACTGCTCGAGAACCATGCGGATAGACGCCTCGTCGTAGCCGTCGACGCCGATCAGGGCCGTTAGGTCCTCGCGGCTCAGCCGGTGCTTTTCGATGAGGTAGCCGTCGTCAACATCGGTCGCGGCGGGGCTGGGGTAGATGTCGAACGGCGACACGCGGCGCCACTCGAGTGACAGGTCTTCGGTGACCTGCGGCGTGAACTTACCGCCCTGCCCTTGGGCCCACTTCAACATTTTCTTCTTGCGGACGATCGGGCCCTTGAGAACTGCCGACGGAAATGTGGTGATGTCGTCGATGAACTGGTCGAGTGCCTGCATGAACCCGCCCTCGACAAGCTGGTCTTCCATCTTGTCGGCCATCCGATCGGCCATTTGGGTGGCGCGCTCCTGGACAGCGTTGTGCGCCTGGTCGCGTACCGACTCCATGAGCTCGAGGATCTGGTCGTCGCCGACCTCCTGCCCCATCATCAGGGCTTGCTGCACGGGCTTCGCCACCGCCTGAACGATACGGTCGTTGAGGTCGGGCGGCAGGGTCGCCACCGGTGTCGGGCGAATGGTCCACGGTCGCTCCGAGCCGGTGGCCATCATCACGTCCCGCAGCCAGGAAGCCGCGCTACGGCACTTCACACTGGTCAGGTTCGCATAGATCTCAGACCCGCCCATCTCACGAATCATCGCCAGCTTCTCAGGGTCGTACTCGCCGCGGCGGGCACGCATCGCCTGGAGCATGCGCTCCTCGACCGTCACCTGCTTCGCGGTTAGCGCCTCGGACCAGCACCGCTCGATGTGGGCGGCGATCCCTGTGGTTAGCGGCTGGGCCTGCATCTCCTGGGCCTGCTGGCGCTCCTCTTCCATGAGGACCGACAGAGGGGCGGCGCGCACGAGACCAGACTCGACGATCCGCCCCGGCGGGGCGAGCTCGTTGCTGGTCGGGATGCCCTGAACTTGGGGGTTGGTACTGTTAGCCACTTGGACCTCTTAGTGTCATCATGTCGAGTGGGCCGTGTCGACATAGGTCAGGCGGCTAGCGCCGCTGCCGCCCATCCCCGCGTACCACAGGCCATAGACGTTGAGGTCGCCAGCGATGTCGTCGACCTGGTCGAAGTTGACGTTGCCGAGATGCGTGTAGATCTGTGTCCAGGTCGCGCCGGCGTCCTCGCTCAGCCACCAGCCGTAGGTTGCGCCGCGATAGCCGTTGATGAGGATTGCGGGGTAGCCGCTGCCGCCGGGCAGCGCAGCTCCCACGCCAAAGGCGAAAGTCTCGCCCGAACCGCTGATCTTAGTCCAGGTCACGCAATAGTCAGTGCTGATGTAGAACCCGTCGCCGTTGTCACCGGCAGACCATAGGAAATGCCCCGGTTGGCCGGGCACTTGCTTCAAGTTGCTGTTCCAAAAGTCCATCCCAAAGGTCGTGATGACGGAGGAGCGGACACGCGTCCATGAGGCCCCGCCATTGATGGTTTTCCAGATGCCGACCTTTCCGGAGGTGTCGGGGGAGCCGTTGCCCACGTTGAATACGTAGAAGGTGCCCGGGTTGGCTTTGTCGGCGAGGAGGATGTGCCTCATCAGGGTGTAGCCGTTGATCCAGCCGGTCGAGCCGAGGCCGCAGTCGGCCCATGTCTTGCCGCCGTCGAGCGTGTAGACCGGGACGCCGGTGTTCTGGGACGGCACGAAGACGATGTTGTTTTTATTGCCGACCGCGATGTTGCCGGTGAAGCCGCCCCCGGCCGCGGTGAATGGATTGCTGGCGAAGGGGATGCTCGGCGCGGTGCCGTCGGTGCTGTAATATGCGTTATCCTGGCCGACTCCGACGACGAAATTGGGGTCGTCGATCGCGCTGTCCGTCATCGTGGCATGGTAGATCGCATCGACGTTGCTGCGGCCATGGCGCGACGGGTAGCGCGAAGTCGCGGCGCTCCTCGGGGCGGCGAAGAAGGGGCGGTCGTGGCAGGAGACGAACAGCGTCCCGTTCCCATTCACGTGCAGGTGGTCGACGACGAGGTTTTCGATGCCCTTGCTGCGCTCAACGACGCTGAACGTGCCGCCGTCCGTCGTCGGCGGGTTATCGGCCGACCAAACGCCAATCCCCTCGCCGATCCAGAGGCGATTTTGGGTTGGGTCTTTGACGACGCCGCCGTTGCTCATGAAGTCTTCCTTGGCCCAGGCATGCCACGGAATGTCGGTAAAGCTGCGAGCCGGAGCGGTCTCGCTCGGGTTGAAGGTCGCCCCGCTGTCGGTGCTGACGCGGTAGGCGCCGCTCTGGGTGAATGCGTAAACCTTGGTCCCGTCGATGACGACATGCTTGACCGTGGTGGCAGTCGCTGGAGCGGACCAGGCTCCGGCCGCATATTTGTAGAGCTGCGAGTTTGCGCTGGTGCCATCGCCGGCAATGAACACAACGCCCGTCGTCGGATGGACGGCGAGGCAGCCGCAGCCGGTTGGCGGGGTGATGCCGCCAGTGACCGACGCCCACGTGCCTCCCGCATTGCTCGTCTTTTTGAGCCCGACGCCGTTGCTGAAAATGTAGATGCCCTGCGTCCTGCCTCCGCTGACGGTCGAGGAGCGGTCGAACGCGATCGAGTAATACTTGCCGCCGGTGCAGAGCGGGATCGTCGCGGTCGAGATCGGCGTCCAAGTACTGCCGCCGTCGATGGAAACGGTGACGCCGGCGTCGGTGCCGACGAAGATGACACTCCCGTTTTGCGGGTCGATTTCCACCATCGCCCCGGTCGTGCGGAAGGAGCCGTTGGAGACCATGTTGGTGTTGCGCGTGAAATTGGTCCGCGTCGCCGTCACCCAGCCGTCAGTCGTCCGGAACAGGTAGCCCATCGCGTAGAGGCACTGGATGTTTGAATTGGTCGCGCAGATTGCGACATCGTAGGCGCCGGATGTGGCGTTCCAGAGATCCGTCGGCAGGAGGCTCGCGGAGATATTGTCGCCGGGGCGCAGCATCAGTGTCCACTTCGATGCACCGGCCGGACGGAAGTAGCCGTTGCACGTGTCGGGTCCTGCAACCAGCGTTCCATCATCGGCGACCTTTAGGCGGGTGATGAAGCCGCCGCCGCCGAGATTGACCGGCGCATAGACCAGCGTGCCATGCTTGACGTTACTGGCATTCCTCATGGCGCGAATCCTAGTGCGATAGCGTCGTGGTAATTGCCGCCGAAGCCGTTGATCGAGACCGCCGCGGAGCCAGCGGTCGACCGGGTGGCTGTCGCCAGGGTCGTCGCTCCGCCGGTCACCTGGCTGACACCAGTTGCATTGGTCCAGCTTGCGGTTCCGCTCGTCGTCTCGGCGACACAGGCGATGAGTGTTGCGCCGCCGCTAGGCGTGTTCACCGTGAACAGGGCCCAGGGGCTCGTGTCCCAGTTATGGGCGTATTCGACAATCTCGGTCGGGGTCGGGCTGGCGCCGTCGAGCCTCCAGAGTCGAAGGATGTAGAACGAAGCCGCGACGGCGGTGACGACGACATTGCCGGTAGTGCCGGTCGGGACGTTCGCAATCCAGACGCTGAGCTGATTGTCCGTGTAATGAAGCTGTGTTGCGGCGACACCGCCGATAGTCACGCCGCCGTCGATCGGGAAGCCGGCGTTGTAACAGTCGATCACCGCGATCATTCGGCGCGTTGCGGACGCCGTACCGAAATTTAGGCCGGAGAAGGTCGCAGACGAACCGCCGGCTGCGGGGGCGGGCGTAGCCACCTCGGTCAGCGAGAACGGAACGTTCGGGTCTGGCTGCGTCTGGACCGAGTACGTGTCCGACAGCGGGCTGGCCTGGCCGCCGATCGACAGGGTGCCGGACAGCGACGTCGAGTAGCCGCTCGATGAGGTCAGGACGATGTAGAACTGATCGCCGTTGACGCAGGTGCCGACTGTCCCACCGGCGACCCCGTTCTTGTAGAGCGTGCCCGAGCCTGAAAAACTGTAGGGGGCTGCGTAGCCGGTCGGAAGCCCGGCGAGCGTGATCGTGTTCGACGTGTACTGCGTTGAGACGGTCGCGCCGCTAACATCGGTGAACGTGAACGTGCTCGGGTTCTCGTTGACGTCCGTGACGTTGATCGTCAGCGTCTGGGGGGTCGACTGATTCCCCGCATAGTCAGTCGCAGTGGCGGTGATCGCGTAGCTGGTCTTCGTCTCGTAATCGAGGTCGGCATTGGCAGCGAGCTGGATAGTCGATCCGGCGAGCTCGAGCAGGGAGGCGTCCGTGCCGGAGATCCCCCAGGTCACCCCCTCGTTGGCGGTCAGCGAGTGAGCCAGCTTGTTCGCGACGCCCGAGCCGTTGCGCTCGGCGACGCTGATGGAGCTCGAGCTGGTGATCGTCGGCGCGACAGTATCGCCAACGGCCCCGATATTCGACCAGTTTAGCGAGGTCGGGCGGGTGCCCGACCATGCTGCCATCCGCCAGTACCAGACGCCGCTAAGGATGTTCGACAGCCCAAAGTTGTAAGTCGTGACCGCTGCAGTGATCGTGTTGATCGCCTCGGTCACGCCGGTGGCGAACGTCGCGTCCTGGGACCGCTGCATCACAGCCTGGATGCCGTCGGTCCAGTCGATCGGACGGGTGAAGTCGACGGTTGGCGGGTAAGTTGAAACGCCGCTCGTACGGGTCAGCGTCGGCGCCGACAGCGCGAAGCCGGCCGAGCCGGTGCCGCCACCAGGCTGGCCGAGTCCACGCACTCGATAGGTGAGCCGCGAACGCAGCACGGCTAGTTAGCTACCTTCGCCGACCGATAGCAGCATGGTCCCGCCGGCAGTCTCAGCGATATACGCCAGAGTGGTCGCACCGGGGGGAATCGAAAACACCTGGGTCGTGCCGGCCTGGATCGCGATCACGCCGTCAGCGAACGAGCTGCTGGGCACCGCAACAGACGCGGCAAACTTCAAGTAGAGGGGGTTGGCTGCAGCATTATACACTTCGAGCGCGGTATACCCGACCGGGATGGTTACCGTCTGGGAGCTCGTGGTAGACGTCAACTTGCTCGTCGACGCAGCAGTGAAGTTAGCGTTGCTCATCGCGGCTCCGGGGGGTTAGGATGTTCGCTATTTTGTGTTAGCATATTGCGGCGAATCGCATCAAGTCCAACCGCCGGCGACGGCGCGCTTGATCTCCCGGCGCTCGCTGTTGATGACCGGCCCGAACATCGTCCCCCCGTCCGCGTGCAGGCACAGGTACTGCAGCGCGTCGGCGATGTGGCTGTGGTGGTTCTTCTCCGGCGACATGTCGATCTCGCCGCTTTTCGGCTTGACCTTGTACCGGTAGCCGCCGCGCAGGGCCCGTATGAGCGCATCGCACCGCGGGTCGACCAGGAACCCGGGGCCGGTATCGACCTGGCGCGACAGGAACTTCTCGACCGCCGACACCCGCGCCTGGATGCTGTTCGTCTTCGCCGGCCGGACGACGAACCCCTCGGCTTTCAGGATGTCGAAGCACGACTTCTCGTCAGTCTGCG